TAGCAGAAGCGGTATCACCTTGCCACAAAGCAGTCTCCAACTGAGCAGCGATACGAGCAGACTTCTTGTCGTTGTACTCAGCAGCGAAAGCGATAGAATCGTAGCGGCTTCCTTCAGGAAGAGCCTTCTGCAGATACTTGCTCTCAAGAGATTTAGGACACAGAGATTCGTTTACTTTGATCTTACCAACAGTCACAGTACGTTGAGTGAAAGTAGTAGTACCAGAAGCGTTGAATCCGCAAGTACCACCTGCTTGGAAGATAGCGTCGGTATCCATAATGTTGATTTTCTCAGAGGATTTAACTCCTACCATTACGTTACCTTGAGCCTTAATCAATGAAGCGGTTTTTGCACCGAGTACAGAACTCGTAACCAAGAGTGCCTCGTTCTCTTTGGTATAGTTGGTTAGTGCGGTTACGTCAAAAGCCATTGTTGTAAATTTTAAATTTTAGATTTTTATTTTGCGTATTTACTCAAAAAGTTATTAATACGAGCATCTTTGCTCGGTACTACTTTGTTGAATGTTTGCTTAGGTTTCTCGGTAGCATCGGCAGAAGGAGTCTGAATCAGTTGCAAAACAACATCAGTCAGTTCTTTGATAGCAGCCGAAAACTTTACTTCTGCTTCTGCCATCTTAACTTCTTGTGCTTTTTTGCCCTTCTTCATATCCTCGATTTGAGCTTCCATCTCTGCGATTTTCTTACTCAACTCTTCATCTACTACTTCTTCAACAGGAGCAGCTTCAGGTTGTTTGATTTCAGTAATCACAGAATTCTCATCAAGTACGATAATCATTCCATCAGCGAGTTCGTGTTCGCCAGCAGGAGCAGGACTTTCTTGACCTGCATCATCTACCAGCATAACCTTACCACCGACTTCGAGCTTATCCATCTTGACCTTAGCTCCGTTCTTAAGTACATATTCTTTGTACTCAGGAGCAGCAGGCTCGATTGATACCTCAATCTCTTGTGCTTCCACAGGAGCAGGAGGCATCTCAGCGAACATCTGCTTGATTTGCAAGAGTGCTTCTAAAGGGGTCATAAAATAATTTAACCATAAATAGGTGAGGGAGTTAAATGTGACCACATAAAGAAAAGGGGAGCGTAGAAACGCCCCCCGATTTTAACCAAAAACTAAACGCTATGAGACCGCTAAGATACTTGATGTAAGATATCTATAATATCCTGCATCATTTTCTGTGGATTACTTATTCCGCTCTTCGAATAGTTAAAGACTCCCTCAACTGAGAATCCTTTTAGTTTACCTTCTTTAACGAGTTCCCAGACATCCTCATTCTCGACTTTGAACGAACCGAACCAAGAGCCATCCTTTACATCCTCAAATCCCTTCATCGGTTTGATTCCTCTTTTCTCATCGACTATCCAACTCTCAAACATTGTTACTCCTTCGACTGTCATTCCGTTATCGTGCATCAGATTTACATTCGACTGATATCCCTTCTTAAAGTATTTCTGAGCGATTTTCTTGATAGTATCTGCGGTGAATACAACGTAGTATTCGCCGCTTGAATCGTATCGGTAGATAGGAGTATCTGCTAACATAAGAGGCCCAGAGATAATTCTTTCTTCTTCATCCTGAATCTCGAAAGACATTTTCTCCGATTGGCGAATCTTAGACTCAGCCCAACTTAAAGCAGACTTACCACCCCACGCATCGTACATCAACTGACCGCAGCCATCTCCGTAACCTTTAGACTTATCTGCGTTAGCTTCGTGCCTACTCAGGAAAGAATACATACGCTTAATAGTTTCTAAAGAGATAGGCTCTCCGTTCGCTAATTGATTTGCTCGGAGTTTACCGACAGGAGTACCACACGAACCCCATCCGTTTTCTTCTGCCCATTTAAGAGCGTTCTTTGCATTATTCTTAACCGACTCAGGATAATCACTATAAGAGTCAGCGAAAGCCAAGAATGACCGCTCTATCGCAGGTCTATCTACGAGAGCCACGAAGTCGACCTCTACGTTGGATTCTTCATCTTCGTTTATATCGAGTCTGTAAATTGGTAATTCCTTTTCCATATTCTTAAATAGATTTTAGTTTAATCTTGCTGCTCTGTTAATACGAGTGATTCTTTCCTGAGAGTTAGTAACGTCTGATTCCAATACATAAGTACGATTAGTAGCAGAACCCATACGATTAATAGTTGTTTGGTCTAACTGAGTCAACTGAGCCTGTGGAGTCTGTGGAGCAACTGGAGCAGGAATACTACCACTAACTGCGGCAGTCTGTTGAGTTCCACCTACATTACTACCACCTGCACCTCCCTTAAATTTAGCAATAGAAGAAGCAACAATCGAAGCTATGTTTACAGCAGCACCTATTTTTAATCCTGCTATTTTCTTTGCACCAAGAGCTACCGCAGCAGGAAACGCAGGGTTAGGAACACCAGGAGGAAGAAGGGCAGGAATAGCAGCTGTTTGTGCTGATACTTGAGCGATAGCACTTGAAGTAGAACTTACGATTCTACCAATCTCGATAGCCTTTTGAATTGTATAAATAACATTTGCTACTGCCTCATTCTTACCTGCTAATGCACCAATTAAATCTAATCCTGCATTAACAGCTTGAAACTTTTTCTCTTGTAAATCTTTTGTAGCTTGTAAATCAGCTTCATAAAATTCGTCTCTTATTTTATTTTGATTAGCAAGATTAGGAATAATAACAGATTGAATTCTATTTTCGAGTTTTGTAGATAAATCTTGTCTAATTTCTTCAAATTGTTTTTCTCTATCTGCTACGAATTTAAGATTCTCTTCTAATTTTTTGTTTCTAAGTTCTTCAACTTCATTCTCAAATTCTATTGAATCATTTTCTCTTTGTTGTCTCTGCTCCTTTATTTTCTCATTATTTTCTTTTTGTTTTTGTAAATCTTCTTTATATTTAGAATCACGTTTCTTTTTAGCATCTTCATCAATCTTATTTAATCTGTTCTGTTCTTCAATGTCTAAAACCTGTTTCTGAGTTTTTAGATCACGAAACTTTTTCAGCTCATCGAGAGTAAGCTCACCTTTTGCTTTTGCAGCGGTACGAAGAACATTTAATTCATTATCTATCTGCTGCTTTTTAAGTCCTAAAATTTCCTTCTCTTTGTTTCCTACCGCAGTTAAAACATCTATCTGATTCTGAAGGCTTGCATTAACTACATCATTTTGTTCTGCGAGTTTCTTCTGAGCATTTGCTGCATCTTCACTTGCTGAAGTCCATTCAGATATCTTACCAATAAGAGTAGTTAAACCTACTACGAGAAGTCCGATACCTGTCGCAGCGATAGCACCCTTAAGAATTGTAAACGCTCTACCTGTACCAATAGTCGCTACCCCGAAAGCCTTTTGCAAAGCAATAGCTATTGTTGTAGCAGCATTGTTAGCCTTCTGAAATATAGCAGTAGATTGAATAACAGCACCAAGATTCTTAAACGAATCACGAGCCTCTAATACAGAGTTAATACCCTGTGATAAAGCCATCGCAGATTGAACCTTAAGCAAGGTCTTTTCTACGTTTTCATTTTCTACACCCAATAAACCCATCGCCCCTTGAAAAGCACTAATACCACCTATTACACCCTGTAAAGCAGAAGCGAAAGCCTGAAACTTTCTATCTGGGTTGAACGCATCGGTCAAAGCCTTTGCATCTCCTATCGCATCCTTCAACTCAGCAGCTCTCTTTGCTGCTTTAACGGCTTGGTCAGATGTAGCACCGAACTTATCAGATAAAGCCTGAACGTCTTGTTGTGCTTCTCGTAATTGCTTTTTAAGTGAGCCTACCGATTCTCCACCTTGTACTTCTGCTTTTACTATTATTGTTTCCTGTGCCATTATGCGTATGTTTTTTCTATCACTTTAATAAATTCACATTTCGTGGTATCTTCTACCATTGGGTTATAGTCCATAACCTTATTCAATCTCCATAGTGAACCATCTATCCAAATAGGTTTAGAGAAGTCAAGATTATAGATATCGATATCCGTTAAACGCACGTTACAGGTAAGTAGCTTAGAATCTTTATCGGAAATCTCAGCAACGTAATCTCCCCAATATCCGTTAAATAAATTAGCGGAAGGA